TTTCAATCAACTTCTTTAATACCAGGGGTAAAAGAGGCAGATAGCTGTCATTACAACAGCCCCCTCCCCTACCGATTGAACAATACGAACGCGTATGATGGATTATGCTCAGTTATAACACATGTGAAGTAAATCACACTTTAATATAACCTTAACAACCCACTAAACTCATTAAAGAGTAAGGCACTTCACAGGATTATCCAAAAACCTGTTATCATCCCCTCTTCGTCTGAGCCCGCAGTCCACACTAGTACAATTCTTCGTTGACCTAGTCACATCTCTCTATTCCCATTAACACCTATGGATAGTGTCAAACCCTAATTTTCATAGGATCCTTCAGTTGTTGCTGTCCCTCTTAGCAACTGATTCATATTCTCTACATCTTCCTCTCTCATATGAGGACCTACCTTTTCTTCCTCCAACTCCTTCCTACTAACAGTTGTCATACCGTCTGTAGAAAACGCCCATTTCCATTGACAAGCGCCTAGAAGATCCTTTTTCTTTGGTGTATACTTTGTTATTTGCGATGGCTTGCTTCCCTTGTACTTAATCCAAGTGTTTTCACTTGGTCTTAAATTTTGAAATGTTAAAGTACTTTCAGGAACGTCACGTATATTCTCAGGGTGTGGTCCGTACAATGCGACTTTCACTAAGTTGCCCCAGAAAGGTCGTCTTACTTTGTAAGATCCTTGAGTACGGTAGCCGGGTTCTACTACCTCACGTAAACACATAGCAGTTGCAAGACACTTTTGATAATTAGTAACATTAACAAAGGGTCGAACTTCATCGAAAACCGGAAATCCTAATCCACCAAGCTGACGTGAAATGAAATAGTTCTCATAACATGATGGTAAATCATCATGATAATAAAGAAATCTATAGTGTGCCCGTAATTTATCGGTCGCACCATTGAGAACTAAAGCATAAGCATCAGCATAGGCAGTTTCGGAAAGATGATCCAGATTCTTTGTCGTCTTCGCGCCGTCTTGCACTTTACTCTGACCTGTGAGCAATCCACTATTAAAGTATTCGATTTGACTTACTATGCCATTTCTATATTGATATAACACAGAATTAGCTGTTAGCAATGTAGGATGAATATAGTTTTTACCTATACTCAGGTCAAATCCGACTTCTTTAATAGTTTCCTGCCAGATCGAATAAAGTTCTTTATTCGCTTTGAAAAGGATATCGTCACCGTTTACAATCACAGGCAACGTAGCTAAGGAGTATCTATAAATAATACCATTCTTCTCTAAATAACGTTTTACAGCAACTAGGTAACACGCTAAGTTCACGATACATAAAATTGGAAAACTTAAAGGAGATCCCATCAATTGTCCGTTCTTTTGATCAATATCTATCACACCACTTTTCGGGGGGTAACAAACCTCATGTTCATAAAGTACTTTCCTCAAGAATGACTTATCATCTTCATCAAGATGATCGTCGAAGATTCTTCCTTTATGACCCTTCAGCTTGCGACCTTTGCTGCTTGAAGCAACAGAAAGAACTTGTTCAAAAGCTTCTTTCGTCGAAAGTATAGATAGATTGTCAGTAGCGGCAGAGTAATCTCCACTAACAAACTGGTCCAATTGGAACTTGTTTTCACAAGCCAACTCAAACTCGTTAGTACGTTGCACTAAATTATAGATATGCGACTTATTGATTGGAGTACCAGTCACAACAAAAGGTTCGAATTCTTGTAATGCACGCCACATAGCTTTCTGGAAAAACTTACTATAAGTATAATAGTAAGCGTCCCCTTTCGTAATCATACGAACTTTTAGGGGTTCCAGTACACCATATGTCATGCACTTTAGTAATTCATCCTCTTGATATTCAATGCTGAGTTTAAGTTTGATCTCACCGTATCGTAGATCGTAGATACCTCTCACTTCTTCAATACCTTCATTACCGTAATTGACCATAGAAACAAGGTCATACATTTCATCTGGAAAAATCGGATGAGATGCATCTGGAAAAGTTATTCCATAACAATTGTCTTCGATCAGGTAATTTAGGGATCCACCATAGGATCTGGAGTTTAAGAAACACGCGGCTTGCGAATACTGATATGTTTTTCTATTAAAGCGTATCCTCTCACCAACCTCTTTTGCTACTTCCCTGATAATACTCAGGGTTTCACCGGAAGGCTGGGACGGGTCTTTCTCAAGACGGTCAGCATGTTTCTGATAAGATATATCAACAAACTCCTTAGGTGCGAACTCGCAGCCTCTCTTAACCCCTTGCAACCAACTCCACCAGAATTTAGTGGTTTTGGTGTCATGCCCAACAAGACGACGCTTGAGATAACGTCTGAGCTTGCCAGTGCAGTGCCAAGGATTAATAGCGGGTGCATCTTCGACCTCATTATTAGTGTAGAGAGCGAATGGGAAAACAGTCAGGTACTTGATCTGCTTAATGATTTCCACTTTGGAGAACTTTTTAAGTTCTCGATAAAAAGAAAAATAATTGTGGAATGAAATTTTATCAGAAAAATTCTCATCATGATCAAGTAGAAGTTCTAAGGAGGATCGCATGAACTTCAAGATATCAGTTCTTATCGGACTGCTGTCTTCAGGGTAGGTAATATTAATTTTCGTAGAGAAAACTAAAAGGGACGATTCGTCGAGTGCATTACTAAGGACATCTAGGCTAACACCTAGGTCCTTGACACTCCAAGTGACGAATTTCTTTTTAGCTCGCCTCGAGCTTATGGGGCGCAACAACTGATTTATAGTGCGTAAGGCATCTATAAGTGTAACCTCGGTTTTGGATTTTATCGAACTCGAT